TCCATAGGAAAACTCTTTCTGTGCACACTCATCTAGTGCTTGTAAGATTTCGGGGGTGATGTATTTTTCGGGGTCTTTATATACAACCGATGGATATACAGAATCATTTCCAATGACAATTCTATTACCCTTTCGCTCGAAGACTCCATACTTCTCTCCCAATTCTAACAGACCATAGTACCGATCCAATCCACGTTGGTCATAGTATAAGCGAATCGACACTTGGGAATTTTCTTTTGCCAACCTTGACTTAGCAAGTTTAGCTTTAATAATATTACCCACTACCTCTTTACCATCCTTCTCCTTAGACTTGCTAAGGTAGATGATATTAGATGCAGCATACTTAAGTCCTGATCCTCCACCCATCTCTTTAGTAGGCATATATGCACCCACCACATCATATGTATGGTTGGTAACTATTAAAGGAACATTTGCTTTACCAAGTTTCAAAGTCAACACACGGAAGATAGCTTTAACTACCTGAGCACGTGTCATATCTCTTGTTTCTTTACCTGCTTCACTGTCTTCCATCTCCTTAGAGGTGGATAGCATACCTAGTGAATCAAGTACCATCATCATAGGTGGTTGATTCTTCTCGGACATATATTTGTCAAGCACTTTGATTGCTTGTGTCCTAAACTCTTGCACAGTATTAACTGGCACTAGGATCATGCGACTGGAATCAATGTCTCGATCCTCAATCAAGTCCTTGCTTATAGCACTTTCAGACTCAAAATAGATAACCCCACCATCAGGATTAGATTCGAGGAAATGACGTACGATACCAAGACAGAAAAACGTTTTACCTGTGCTTGATTCACCTGCAATAGCAGTGATCTTGTTTCCTGGAACCCCTTTGTGGATGGATCCACTGACAAGTCCGTTAAAGATGTACGAACCTGTGTCGATATAACCACTAGTGTCACCAGCAGCGACACCATCACTAACGACAGCAGCATATTCATTGTCTATCTCTTTTACTATATCTTTTAAAAAACTCATGACCAAAGTGATTCTAATGTATTCTTTTTCTCTGCATCCCAACCTATCGTATCCAAGATAGCTTTCAGAGGTGCGAGGAAACTCTTCTCAAATTGTAAATCATAATCGATTGATTCGTCAAGTCCGAATTCTTTTGGAAGAGTCTGGAAGAATGAGATAATATTCTCATTAATCTTATTGGGTGTCCGAAGATGGATGTATTTGATCTTCTCACCCTCTTGAATGATGGGATACTTATGTTGTAACTTCCTCTTCTTAATGTAGAAGTTATACAGCAGTGCACCACGCACATGCATGGGACATCCCTTACCATATATGGTAGCACTGGATGTATTCTTTGCTATATTATTACAACCACGAGGGAATGCCACCTCCTCTGGTGACATCGCTTCAAACTTCTCACGGAAGTCCTTGATATATTTCTGAGTGTCAGTCTCACTACCAGTCATGATGACGTTAAGTGCTTCCTTAATAGCATTACGACATGGCATAGGTGTAGAAGACTTGACTGCCTCAATACCCATCATCTTTAGTTTAGGTTTCTCATACTGGACACCCTCACTATTCCATACGTTTAAAATATATCTCTTCTTAGCAGTCCAGATACCTTTGTTAGCGATATTCTCTCGCTTCATAAACATCTTCTGCTCATAGGCATTTACATAGGCTGCCATTTCTTCATAAGCACTCGCAATATAGCGATCAAGTTCCACATCACACACCTTTTTAAGGAAACTAAGTGTACTCTGATCGTCCTTCTCTCCACTGGGGAATACAGCTTGTACCAGAGGACCAAGATTGAGATAGATACTATCAGTGTCACTAGCAATAACATAATCGGTCTTCTCCGTTTTTAATACATTGTTTAAATAAGTGTTTACTTTGTCCTCTATCCATCGGATTGCGACCTGTCCTGATAGAGTGATTGCTTCAGCGTTCGCAAGATTGTAATACCTGAAGTATTGGTTACCGATAGCACCGTAGGCAGAGTTAAGTTGGATCTTTCTTGCCATTTGGACGTTATTAAATTTAGCAATGTCTCTTCTGAGTTGCTCTGTCGGGTTTGTTTCATACTCTTGCTTCGCCTTCAACATTTTCTTTTTATATATTGTCCTCTCATCATAGATGCGTTGCATCATCTGAGGGAGAAAGCCGTGGATGTCCCTTCTGTATTGTGCTCCGTTGGCACACACAGCAAAGTCTCCTGTGATCCTAACTTTCCTCTGTAACAATCCATCAACAGTGGCGGTGGGGTGTCTTCTCTCACAGAGGGTTTCTGGCGAGATGTTGTACTGCATGATGAGGTGAGGGTACAGACTGTTAAGGTCGAAACTAACAACCCAATCATAGATGCCAGGCTTCGGTTCCTTGACATATGCTCCTGCGTATTTGTCATCTTTCTTTGTCTTACTCTTAGGTGGTACTACTACGTTATTCTTACTAAGATCATTGTAGATCAATGTATCCCAGACTCTCACCTGTGAATACACATCAGTAAAGTTTACCTTAGCATCGTATGCCATCGCAACACACAACTCAACGAGTTTCATCTTGTCTTCCAGACGGTCAACAAGATCAACGTCATGTATGTTGTATTCTACGAAACGATCCCAATCATTAGTATAGAAATCTTTAAAGTTTTCATACTGTGAGTGGTCTAACTTAGCATCATCCAACTCTACCATAGCAATATGGTCTAGTCGATATGACTCTTGATTAGTGTAAGTAAACTTCTTATAAAGATCAAGGTAGTCAAGGATGTTGACACCAGTGATATCATAAGCAATATTTTTACGTCCTTGAATAATAATTTCTCTGTCATAGACTCTCTTCCAAGGTGACAGTGACTTCTTCCACTTCTCTCCGAGTATCCTCTCTACTCTGCGACAGATATATGGAATGTCATAGAGGTTACAGTTCCATCCTGTAATAATGTCAGGTGTATTCTGCACCCACCATTGAATAAAGTCCTCAAGCATCTCTGCTTCAGTCCAGAAGACACGATACTCGTGCTTAGATTTATACTCACGTGTACCCCACGTGATGATCTTCTTAGTATTGAAATCCTTGATGGTAATGCATAGCATCTCCTCAGCAGATGCTTCTACATCAGGGAATCCATTTTCACATGCGACCTCGATGTCAATCGTATAGATCTTCATCTTAGTCATATCATAATCAACCTCAGAAGGAAACTTCTGAGCGACATGTTGGTAGAGAAATCTCTCATACCCATGCACTTCTAAACCAGCAGCATTCTCATACTGTCTGAGGAAGTCACGTGCTTCTCTAGCACCGTCGAATTGCTTTGGGTATGCTTTCCTACCATCCAAAGTTTTATACTTGGAAGGTTTGGTCTGAGCATCAGGAACCAGATACATTACTGGCTTTGATCTCTCTCTATACTGCACAGGTTCTCCATTCTCATACCCACGGTATAGAATGTCATCACCTACTAAACAAAGGTTGGTATAGAAATCACTCACTTTTAACTGCTTCTTCGTACAATTTGGTTACCGTCAAGGATGGATCCAGTATAGTCATAACATCCTCAGATGTCAAGAACAAATCTCGTTGACTAGTGTGTAAAGGATACTCCTCTAGTGTGCACTCAGGTGTCACGTAGTAACAATCCTCAATAAGAAGACTCGGCTCCTCATCCATCTCAGTTATCTTACCCAGCAAATAGGTTGTCGGGTGGTGTTTGAGAATAATCAATTTCAGCATCGTCTTTCTTTAACGCTTTATATTTTTGTATAGCAGTCTTCCATCCCTCTACGACATTGGAATGTGGATCAGCAATCGCTACTACTGAATACAGTGTAACAATATTTCGGCCTGTTGACAATGGTGACCACGGAAAAAATTCCAATTTGATGTCACCCAACTCATCCATAGGCACCTCAACCTCTTCATTAAACATATCCTCAGTTGATCTAAGGATCTGCACCACAAAAGCGTCAAGGAATTCATATGCAATGGCAGACTTACCTGACTCAGGACGGATCTCCTTTACGTCAGCTACTACGTCCTCTCCGTTTTGCATTCTTACGACCTTTACGCTCATAGTCTTTCTCCATTAGGTTATCAAATGTATTTCTAACTAAGTCAACGAATGCTCTTCGAGCAGTGATGTTTTTCTCCTGTGAAAGGATGTGAACCATCTGGTTGAACTCATCAGTATACTCTGGAGGAAGGTCAACTGTCAAGGTGTCCTTCTTCGATACTGTGCCTTGGCACAGATTTACATACATGTTCATAATTCTAGCAGTTTTCGTTTAGTTCGGAAGCCATATTGCCACCGATATCAGCACCTTGGTTTCCACCAAACATTGCTACCCATCCTGCTGCTAACCATCCTACGAATGGTATGCCTGATAGGGCAGGTGCGGCTGCTGCACCGACACTAGTACCGACAAGTCTTCCTGTCTGTTTGCCACCACCTACCGCCTCGATACAAGCTTCGGTTTTGGCAGTTAACTTCCCCTGCTCACCACCTTTCACTATAGTAGATGGATCTTGCCACGATCTCGTGTTAGATACAGGTCCGCCTTGGTTGGTCTTACCATCCATGACATACTCTTCTGTAACCTGAGATGTATTGTTTGCCAGTCCTAAGAAACCACCCTTCTTCTTGATGTCCTTAGTGATCAACATCGTCTTGGGATCGTTAGCAGTGTAAGCGATCTGATAACCACTCTCATCTGCTGAGATAGTATACGATGTATAATCCCCCACTGGAGGATTGATATAAGGTACCTTATTGGATTCTCTAGTTGCTAGTAATCCAATCATACCTACGTGGGTCACTCCGAAGACTGCACCCAAACTAATTCCTAACCATTTTTGCATTGGTCTTACCCATAAAAAAGAGACCCTTCGGGTCTCTTCTGTTGTATATTATATATGTTAATAATCATCTGACACTGTGTTTTTCTCAACCCACTCAGCATTGTTTCGACAGTATGCATCAGCATCTACCTCCATCCTCCAGTGGGTGAGGGTATGAAGGGTCTGTATCATGACCATCATACCCAGTATCAGCACAGGTCCTGCCCATAAGGGGTGCATCATGACCTCTTCTGCCTTCTTCATGTTAGGTAGTCCTTACGAGCATGATGCTCAGGTACCACCTTACCTAGCTTGACAACGAGGAGTCCGTTATCGAATGCAACGTCGGTGACGTGGGTGTCTTCTGCGATTGTCCATGCCTTCTTGAAAGTTCTCTTTGCCAATCCTCTGTGGATAAACGTTTGCTCCTCCTCGGATTCAGGTTTGTTTCCTTCGACATGAAGCTTTCCATACTCGGTGTAGACATTGACTTCCTCCCGTGTGAAACCTGCTAGTGCTACTTCCAATCTTGACTCATGATTATTAATGTGAACAATATTATAGGGTGGATAGTTCGACGTTTCCATAGCATTAAAGCTGTCGAAGTAATCATCCAACCCTATTGAGTTAGTAAAAATCTTATCCATCAACTGAGGTAAATCAGCTGCACGGTATCTCTGTATCTTAGACATGATAGTCCTCCTTTAAAAGCGAGTGTTAAATTGTGTCCCCGAAGGCGACACTAATATTTATAGCACACTCTCAGACATTAGCAATTCGGATATCCGAAATGGTACATTTGTTACAGTACGGTTTTTGCTAAATAGATGTACTTCTACTTAGGATAAATGAAAAAAGCAATACTGCTTTTTGGTATGATTTTGATGAGTGGCACAGCAGCTCGTGCCGATCTGACTCATAGACTTAGTAGCTCTACTCAACTCCAAGTAGATGCGGGTTACACACAAGTTTCAAGAGCAGGTAATTCTTACAGCACCAGTGGGTCTGGTGTCTCAACAACTATTACACCTTCAGGTGGTAGTGCAGCAAGTAATCTCGGAGGCATTTCAGCAGTCAGCACAGCAGGTGTTGCTACTTTTGCACTACCTGATGTTGCACAGACCACTCAAGGAAATGCATATAGTTTTACACAAAATATAAGCACAGGTGACGCTATCGTTACAACTGCTGCTGACGTAGGAGATGTCCAAGGATACTCCAACATAGTCTCGACTGCCCCTGGTACCGCTGGTTCCTTGGCTGGTACCATTTTGAGTTCTGGTGCCATGACCATAACAGCTGGAGGTTCAGGTACTTCGGCCACGGGACAATTCGTCACAGAAGTAACCATTAGATAAGGATGCTACATAATGAAACGAGTTTTAGTACTACTACTGCTTAGTTTCGGGGGCACTGCTGCAAATGCAGTGCCTGTGGTACCAAATTTTCAGCAGGGATCCATGACATCCCACACGGAGACTGAAAGTACGGTCACTGAGACCATAAATTCGATTGACATGAGGACAGGATGGGAATACACAGTGAGTGGGGTAGGCGTTTCAAACAATGGAGAAGCACTCAACCCCAACGTGAATACATCAACAGTAACAATAAACCCACAAGTGGGTTCGGGAGAGGGTGCAGTAACAGGCACAGTAACCTCCCAATACGACAACTTGAACTTCAACAACCAGAGTCAGTTTACGATAACGACTCCAGGAGAAGCCTTCCAATTCGTACAAAGTTATCAAGGACCAGGGGTCACCAACCAAACTCTCATACAAAGAGTCACCACTATCCGAAGCGTAACAGACACAACAAGTACGTTTACCCAGTAATCGCAGCACTTCTCGGCATTCAAATCCTACCTGCAAGAGCAGAAGTTGGTGGAGTTAGTGCTACTGCTAATCCAATCGCCAATAGTTCTGGCTCAGTGACGAACCAGGCAATTCAGGTTTTACAAGGTCCATACATAACCAACACCTATGGTGGTGGTGTCCAGTGTCAGGGTAGTACCTTTAACGTAACTCCCTACATACAATTTGCCGACTCTCGGAAGGATCCTTGGATCGATTTTTATGATGAACCACAGTATAACTTGACTGATACTACTGGTAAGACTACTAAACAGACTGTTACTGTTAAGAATTATCCTTGGGAGTCATGGTACGATACAAGGACTAAGGCAGATGGTAGTAGATGGTTTGAAGATGGCACCGACATGCAGATAGAGATGGATATAGATGGTCCAGATGGTGTGCCTGACGTAGTTAATACTGGTGGTACTATGACACCTACGTGGTACAAACCAGTTAGGACTGACATGTCTGCTAACCAGTCATTCAATGCTGGTCTCTCTGCGACTCTATCAATTCCCCTGAACAGAAAGTTAGTTAAGCAGTGCCATGAGGCTGCTGCTCAACAGATTGCTATGCAAACTCAACTAGTATCTAATAAGCGGCTAGACTTTGAGTTAGCTAGGTTAAAAAATTGTGGAGAATTAAAGAAAGCTGGTATATATTTCCACCCAGCAAGTCCTTATCATTCAGTTTGTGCTGATGTTATTGTAACTGCACCAGGTGGTACTTTAATACCTCATGAGCATCAGTTACCTAAACCTAAGTGGGTTAACCCTTCTTCTTCCTTGAAGTCTTCAGTGGAGGTAACCCCTTCTTCAGACGGTACTGGTCTGCCAACACTTCAGATCGGGACGGTCTATGGGTCTGACGACCAAGAATAGAATTAACCTTACCTATAACCTTCTTAACCACTGGTTTGATCACCTTCAATAGGAGATCTGCCAGTGGTTTTGCAAATAAAGCAGAGGTAGTTGCGACTGTTGCTATGACTGCTGTGGTTGTTACCACACCTGTTGATGGTAGAAACTGTTCCACTGCTGGTACTGGTTCCCAGATGGTCTCACAGATTTTACCGTCAGGTGTCAGTTTATATTCTTTTACTTGCTCATCACCCTTCTGATTCCTATCACCTATGCGTCTTGCATTCTTAGGAGGACATTCTACTTCTTTGTTAGTGGGGATGTTTGTGTCAGGAGTTGGTGTCTCAGGTGCTGTAATATCTCCTGTGTCTCCAGTATCAACACCCTCATCACCATCCTCTTGCTCAGGGGTGACAGTTTGCCATGTCAATTCTCTAGCATCATAGTTAGGTGGTTCAAAGTATGGCATACCAGAATCACATAAGACTACATTACCTTTAGGGTCATCGTTAACTAAATTCTTATTGCTAGATGGATCTCTCTTAGCATTCTCCTTGTGCACCTTGACACAACCAGGCATATCAACAATAGGTGTGCCCATGTTTATTACCACTGGTGGTTCTATACTAGTAGTAACATGTTGGGTTGCTTCCCAAGGACGTATCTGACTGACATATACACCACGAATAGGGTATATACCAGTGCCCTGTGTACGTATCAAAGGTATCCCAGTAGCATTAATATAAATGGGTGGGATACCTGAGTCTTGTATGGTGATATGAGGTATAGTCATGATACTTTCGTTGAACTTACCGCTTCAGTGCTGTCAGGATTATCTTTCAACCACTGCATGTAATTGAATCCAGATCCTTCTGGGTATATGTATTTACCATTCTCGTCGAAGTTAGGACCAGTTCTCTTTGCATTATATACAGGGTAAGGTCTCTTCCCTTCCCTCATCTCTCTACCCTTTCGCTTTCTTATTTCATTACCAGTCTCATGATCTGGATCAATGGTAGGCCATGATGATCCTAGGATCCTTTTAATATCTTCTTTAGTATAACCTTTCATCTCCAGATTCTTGTTAACTGACGGACATCAGTGACACCATAGAGTGCCTTGACTGTTGCTTCTGCATCCTCTCTAAGATTAGAGGGTGAGAAGAATTCTACTTTGGTTAGTCTATTTGAGTTAAGTAATATTTGTGCTGACCATTTAGTTTCTTTCACTGTGAGATCTCATCATAGGGTGGTTCCCATACTGGGACAATCTCATGCTTACTTGTACTAATCTTCTCATTCTTTAGCATCTCTTCCAACTCTTCCACAGTCAGAGTATGTGCTACCACCTCTGATTTCTTATCGTATACATGAAAGAGTATGTCGCTCATGGAATGATCCCTTTTCTGTTGAATTAAAATTTGTTTTGTCCTAGTAGTCTCTTCAGAATAGAAGATAACTGGTTGGTCTCTCTGGTCTCCACTCATTTTGGTATTTGTTGTTTATAGTTCTTAGGAGTCGGAGTGCCTTTAACTGGGCCACTAGTAGTCGGCCATGCGTTGACCATCTGTAGATATATTTCTTCTCTAATGATTTCTCTCAGTCTAACTTCCTCAGCATTAGCTCTCTTCTGAGGACCACCAGTATAGTTATCCACTATCTGACCACCCCCTATAGTAGCACCAGTACCTATGACTGCTGCTGCTGTGACTCCTGTTGTGATTTTCTGTACGTCCATTAGAGATACGTTACTACTAGTATTACACGTCTACCTTTCTTAGGAGGTACCATACAGTGTAGTCCTTCAAAGACTACTATATCATCCTCTTTAGGTGTGAAGACATGCTTCTTCCCCTTATCATCGAATGCAATTGTGTCTCCACCTACATCAGTGAAGTATACAAGTAGATTCTTATGAGGGAATTCATGATCATAATGAGGTACTGTTAATACATTACCTTCAACTGGGTGTACCGCATTAGCATTAATACGATAGACCACCTGTGGGTTAATTTTATTTATCTCAAAGATTTGTCCAATGACAGGCTCGACATACTCCAGATATTCAGAGTTAGGGTTGGAATAAAACTTGTGCATAGGACTTGGTCCTTGCAAAAACCCATGAGAATAGAACGCTAAGTCTCCATTCCTCTGCTGTTTCATCTGATAACCAGCGTGGTTGGTCTGCTCTTTGATTAATTGATCTGATGCACTGAGTGCCTCTTGTCTATCTCCTTCGTCTAGATCTGAATTATTACTCTCGACTGTTCGATTGACATACTCTGTGTAACCAGGCGTTGCCTGATCATTATAGGACCAACCAAAGTTTGGTCCTAAAATAAGTTCTTTAAATGATGCATACTCACGTGTATATTGGGTCTCCATAGGAGACTTCAACTTAGTAAACATAATCTAGACAACTCTTAGAATGGGTTGACAGGTCCAGTAGGAAGTGAGATGTCTGGCTCATCCATCTTCTCCATTGGAGATGTACCAGCAGCAAAACCACCAAGGGATCCACTGATAGCACCGCCACCAATAGATCCAAGTGCCTTCTCA